ATGAAATTTAAAATATTATTATTAAGTTTTATTGCCACCAGTTGCTATGCTAATGAAAGTACAGCTGACCCGGATATTTGTAATATCGTAAAAAAGGTCGCTTATAACGTGATGGAAGCACGACAGCAAAAAGTACCAGCACAAGATTTACAACAAATTGCCGATGGGTTAGCAGATGAAAAAGCCAAGCAGCTTTATCAAGACTTAATTAGCTCAGCTTATGCTGCCAAAGTATTTAAGACAAGTTTCTTTAAACGCCAAGCAATTGAAGATTTCCAAGCGGGATGGTATGAGGAATGTTTACGTAGAAATGAATAATAATTAAAAAAAATAATGAGTATTTAATTTTAAGAACAACTAATTAGTTAAGAGAATAAAAAAATAGACTGACAGGTCTGTCTAGGTATTTTAATTTGAAAATAAAATTCGAATTTATAGGGATTTATTTAAAAATAAATGCTCCGAAGATGCCGCTGCATGTCGTTACCCTTGAACCCTAAAGTTCAGCGGGTCTTTCTCAATTCTAGCAATACATTGCAATATTAAGCAATACCTAACGATATTAAAAAATCAATATTTTTAGTAATTTATGTTCAAACAATACAATGCAATATTACACAATCTTTAGCAATACAAAAATAGTCTATTAAAGGTCTATTTTGATAAATACGGTCTATTTTTCAGGTTTAAGTCTATTAAAGGTCTATTTAATTGATTAAAAAAGCGGCACTTAGCCGCTTATGCTGTATGTGCCATTTTGTTTTGTTCAATATACGCCAAAACATCAGCCTTCACATAATTTACCTGACGTTTGTGCGGTTTCGAAAAGGGAATACCTCCACCTTCACATCTTTTCTTTTGCAACCATGGTAAGGATACGTGCATAACAATAGCTACTGTTTCAGGTGGAAAAGTTTGATTATCAGCAGCTTCCCAAAATTCCTTCTTAGCAGCCTCTTTTTCTGCATGTGTCATACGATCTAATTTAGTTAAACGTGACATTTATTTCTCCTTACTTTCTGCTTTAGGATTTGCCCACCAAAGTACTGGGCCATCTTCTGAATCAAATGCTGCAATTAAAAAGAGTCCTTTTTCTGGCGGTTCTGGCTTCCAGTTGGGCCAAACTACTGCATCTTCCGGTATATTTGGTATTTCATCGTAATCTAATAGTTGAGTTTCAATTTCAACTCTAAGATTCATCTGAAGTTGTGCCCACTGTTCTCTTGTATAGGCTTCTGCACCTTCTTCAATGGTGTCAAACAATTCAATATCTGGATGAAACCAATTAAAAAGGTTTTCAGGTGGTTCTATTGGCTGGATCTGATATTTAAAACCCGTCTCACTAGATCCATAAAATAGTTTTGCTTCATCAAAGCTTTTGGTTACAAGAGGGGCAGAACCTTTCTTATAGCAAATTACTATTTCATCAAATTTAAAAACACGTTCAGCTGTCTTCAAATCAAAGCATTGGTACATAGGTTCACTAAACCAACTCTCTACATAAAATAGTTTTTTAATATGATCCTTACGGGTGCCGTGCCATTTCTGGACTTTGATAACATCATCGAAAATTTCTAAGAAAAAGTTGTTGCCTTCCTTTTCATGCATTTTTCTATAACGCTCAACAGCCCGCTCCGCTATCTCTTTTGAGGCTGCTGGCGTTTGCTTAAAAGGGCTGTAACCTTCAGGTCGCATAGCAACCGCCCATAAAGTTGATTTACTCATTTGCAGCTCCCGATACGTTTGGCACACTATGAAAATGCATCCAATGTGAAGGTGGATCATTTTGATAGTTTGCCCATACACTATTTAAATCTTCATCAATAGTCATATAGTCTTGTTCGGGGGTAATATCAGGTGCATCAGCCCAACAAATAAGTACCATTATGTCAGTAGGCGGCCATTCATCATCTACACTGATCCAAGTTGGCACCGCCTGAACTTTGGCTTTATTCCAAAAGGTCCATAGTTGGCGGGCTTGTTCTTTTAGAAAGAAGACTTCTTCATCTAAAATCGAAAACTCGAAAAGGCTTGAGTTCTTATAAGAGTCAGCAAGATTAGGTACAAACCAAAGTTCCATACAATCTTTTTTAAATTTCTCTACTTCTGCCATTAATGCAGCTCTTTGTTTTGCTAATTCGATCATCAATAAGCCCTCAAATATTCTTCTTTAGTCCACTCAACAAACTCTTTATAAAGTTGTTGAGCTGGTTTATTTAACCGGTTGTGATAGTCGATCGTTATGCGGCGCCAAGCGACTGGTACCGCATAATGCTTGGTTAGAAACATTGCTTGATCAATGCCTTGCCGGACTATTACGTAGCCCAGCAATTGCAAGTAGTACATAAAACCAAGCATGTGTTTTTGGCTTACTTTCTTGTACTGATCTTTCATATTAGAAGCCATCCTCTAAAAGAAATGCTGGTTCATGAGCGGCTGCGTTGAGTTGATTACGGCGCTTTTTGGCCATATTCCATAAGGTTTTATGAACGTCTTGATGGCGTGAAGGAATTTCTAACTCTAATTCTTCAAGCGTTTTTAGATCTGCCGCATATTGGAGGCGGACGATTAAAGGTGATAATCCATCATCTTCTTGTTTTGTTTGCTTTAACTCTGCAAGGCGTTTGTGCATTTCATTTAATAGTGGCTTACGTTGTTCCTCCGTCCATTTAGTGGTGTAACGGATAACACTATTAACTTCTTCAGGGGTATGAAAGTTCTGGATGCTTTGAACTAATGATTCATAATTTTCAGGCATTGAAATGGTTGCCACTTCATCATTTGCTTGCGCATCTAAATCAGAAAAAACTTGTTCACTAGCTGTATCAGCAGCATCCATTTCAATAAAATCGAGTTCAATTAATCGTTCTTGCTTAGCCAGATTTATTTGGTCAATTTGCTCTTGAGTAAAGCCTTCTTTTTCAAGATTCGCACAAGTTGAATCTAGCTCTTTTTCTGACTGGCAAATACGGATTGCATCAAGCAAAATTTCAAATTGGGCATGAACAACCGGCTTTAATTCTGGTTCAGCTTTCGGTTGAATTAAAAAGTCTTCAGAAGAAGAAACATAAGACCCTTCCGTAACAACAATCGCACTATCGAGAGCCAAGCTTATATCCTTGGTAGACTTTTCAATTACTATTTTTTCAGCTTTAGCTTGAGGTTCTTTTTTGCTGCGCGATTTTTTAGGCTTATCGTTGAAACCATCTTTAATTTCAACTTCACCAATTACGCAACCAAATGTAGCGCCTATAGCTTTAAGTTGAAGAGTTGCGTTTTCTGCATCAGCCTGAGCAAAGCCATTCATTACACTGCAGAGAATTTCACTATTTTCAGCATCAAATTTTGTTCTTAAAATCCGCATTGGCATAACAATATAGATTTCTTGTTCATCCATTACATCATGCGGTGTCAAAGGCTTAGTAAATTCGATGCCAGCCAATTCAATTAGTTCAGGTTTGATACAATACTCATAACCAGACATTGCAAACACAGTTGCAGGGAACTCAGATAAATCTGCGAAGTCCAGCATGTCGCCAGATGGACGACAAAGAACAGTTTTACCTTTTTGAAGAGCTGCAAATGCTTCAGCTGCAGTGATTAGATTATTCATGCTGTCATCCCCGTTTTAGCTAATGTTTCAATGTCTTGTTTAACTGCTGGCAGATTTGCTGCTTCAATTTGGATAAGGGCATCTATGCCGAAGTGTTCACAAACTGTTTTCACGTCTAGGCCGCGTTCAGCTATGAAGTTTTGAAGTTCATCTCTTTGTTGATCTGAGATACCGTTAAATTCAGGTGGACTAATCCAAGTGCCACGTTGCTTATCAAACGTGCAATTCAATGCTTTAGCCCTCATTAACATTGCTTGGCGCATGTTCTGGTAATACATATGTTCTTTATCAAGCGACTCAGTTAATTGATTAAGGTCACCTGCATGCTCTGCTTCCTCACAGCTTTGTTTCCAGTTTTCTAGCTCTTCTTGGGCTTTAGCTGCTGCAAGTTGTGCAGGCGTTAAGGTGTTAATGTGATCTTTAGCTTGAGTAATCAGGTCAGCCAAGAAAGTAGGGTGTGCTTTAAGATCAGGTACCCATACTTCACCGGTTTCACCGCCTAAAGCACCTGAGTTTTTCGCATGATGTGTAGGCGAAGGTTTGAAATTAATAACGCGGGCATTTTTACCTTCACCAGTAGTAACAGTTGTTAGATAACCCATGACATCTGCGATACGGTAAAGCTCGTTACGGTTTTTACCACCTAGATCTGGGCGGTAAATAATTTGATCACCGTTTTGATCTTCTGATGCGTGTGCAATGAAAACAACATCTTTACCTAAACTGATCAAAGTATTGATGTATTGCTTGAACGTTTGGTTCGCTAAACCTTGAGCCTTTAACTTTAAAGAGCCATCTTTTTGACGGTTATTAGCAGTTAGCAATAGATGGGTTTTAATGCATTCAAGCATTGCACCCACGGTATCAATGACTACGGTTTTATATGGTGCTAAGTCCTGCGGAGTAAGGTTTGCAACATCACTCCATTGTTGAACCTGTACAACCGCACCACGACGTAATTCACCAGTACGGTGAGCACCACGGTCAAAGTCAAAAGAAATTGCTTTTTCCGCAGTAAAGCCCATCGATGATTTACCTAAACCCGGATCAGCGTATAGGTACACAATAATTGCTTGAACCAATAAAGTTTGGTCAGCAGTAATAATCGGTAACGCCATTTTTCTTATCCTCATCTTGAGCCAGTGAAGCCGCGCTTAGTTTTATAAGCTTTGCGGTCATAGGTAGGGATGTTTGTTTCACGCAGTTTTATAGCGAGCTGCTTTCTGCGCTGAAAATCGATTTCTTGGGTGAGTTCATTCCAAACTTTTGGATAAGAAGTTTGGAACCTGAACACATTTAAAGGCGTCTTAAATCCGTCTTTAACTTTGTAAAGAACTGAGCCATTAGCATTAGATGCGTACACTTGCCAGCCAATGCGGACAGAGTAGAGACCCTTATCATCACGGCCTAAAAATGACTTGTAGCCGTCAGGATGTTTTTTGAAATTAGACATGTTCAGCCTCCTTACATTCGCATGTACCAACAAATGCATACGTAAGCGGGCTAGGAGCATCAACAGGTGAGACGTCCTTAATATTTAAAGGAATAATTTCTTTGCGATATTTAACTAAAACCACATCACCTTCACGGCAATTGACAATTCCTTCTCTTGAAGAAAAACGTGCAGATTTAGAAGATTGGGTTACTCTGCAAAATGAAACCTCATCACCAGCTTTGATTTTTGAACGGTCAACAGGAATCATCTTCTTGCAAGTAGGGCAGTTATAATCTTTCATTAGGCTGCCTCCAACCATTTATTACGGTCGATATAGCCCGCTAATAAAATATTTATGTTTTTATGGTCGTCATGATTGGTGAAATCATTCCAAGGTTTGCCGCTTAAGTCAGTTACTGACTCAATAGCAAGGTTAGTAATTTCAGCCGCTGTAAAATCAGATCCAGCTACACCATAGCTATCAGCTACGCCGTCAAAATCGAAGCTTACGTTTAATTTGAAGCCGTCTATGCGGATAACAGCTACACCAGTTTTTTCACCAGTTTGCTTAATTCCTAAGAGTTCATATTCAGAAGCAACTACTTGTTTGCTTTCATATGAGTAATTAGAAGGGACGCTAGAATTAGCGGTACGGTATTCACAAGAACCCAAGGCTACAAGTACAGCAATTGCTGTAACTCCAGTTACCTTGTGCTTGTTTAAAAAGGTTTTTACGTTCATAATTGATCTCGCAGTTTGCAAAAGCACATCGGACCTGGGGAGGGCGGTGTGCTTTTTTGTTGTCTACGAGATAAATATTAGGTAAACCTAATTATTAAGTCAATAGGTGTTCCTAATAAAATTAGAAATACCTAATTTTTGTGTTTTAATAGACAAAAGAAAACCCAACTATCAAAGGTGATAGAAATGAGTCTAGGCGAAGAAATGTTTGAATGGCGCAAGCAGATGGTTGAGAAACTACTGCTTCAGGAAAGTAATATTGATCAACTAGAAGAAAAAGTTGATCGTGCTGAAAAGATTCTTTTTGGTGATTGCACAGCCGCTTTCAAAATAGAGTGCACGCTTCGGAACGCGTATGCGCTGAAAGCTATTCTTGATGACTTTGCCACCAAGAATAACTGCAAGCTGAGTATAGTAGAGTGTGAGTAATCAGGGTTAGCTCATTCCTGAAATGGGTTTTGATGTGGCTTTAGGCTTTGGCTTAAGTTCTTTTAAAGCTTCTTCTACCGCTTTCAGTGATTCCTGGTAGGTTTTAACCCAAAGATCAGCACTTTTTATATTGATGGTTGAAGGATCAGTATCAGCAATGGTTGCCTTAGTAAGCTCTAACGCTAGAGCTTCTATGATTTCAGTTTTCATATTTTCTCCGATATTAATGGTTATTTAAGATCAATGTTGGCACAAAGTCTTAATCCCATAATATCAGGGAAAATTTGAATATATTAAAAAAGAAAACCCACCGTGGTGGTGGGTTCGAAGGGGGGGGATTAGTTGTAATTTTGAGGAAGTTCCCATAATGCTTCTGTCTTTAGACGCAATTTTTTTTGATTTTCCTTGAGACTATTCTCAATTTCCTTTATTAGTTTATGTTGTTTTACTATTTGATCTTTAACCTCTTCAGGAGGATTCGGGATCTCAATATTCAAAAACATTTCATCAGGAATACTGCGTCGTCTCTCTACACTGCCTTGCATTTTACTTTTGTATATTTTTCTTAGAGAATTAGATCTCAAAATCAAATCCAAATATTCTACATTAACTTCTCGTTTTAATCTAAAGATTTTGTATGCTGGGCTTACGGCAGCAGCATCGTAATATTTTTGAAATCCTAGAACACCTTCATCTATAGGGAACCCCATTACAAGTTCATTTTTAAAAACCTTTTTATACCCAGAAATATCAGAACTTGCGACTCGTTTTTTAAATTTCTCATGCTGATCAATTAAGCCATGTTCCATAGTGATACTCATAATAGGTATATTTGTATCCTCTCCCACTTTGACTTTGCCAGACAAGGATAGGAGTTCTTTTAGTTTTATAGTTGGGAATTTTGATTTTATATGTGAATTACTATAGTGAGCATAATTATAAATATAATCATTGCTTCTGATTAATTCTGGATTAACTTTTAAGAAACCTAATTCATTATAATATTTATCAAAGTCGCTCTTATTTAAATCAGCAAAATCTAAATTTTTTAAATCATTTTCGTCAATTTTTCTACGGAAAGAATCTAAACTTAGGCCATCATTTGTCACATTGTAGTAAAAAACGTCAGAATTTGTTCTACCATTATGACAGTTGGTAAAGTAGAGTATATTGGTTTTAACTTTTGCATATGGCAGAAAAACTTCTTTTGGAAGTGAAACTACTGCTTTTAGTTGGGCGTTTTCAAATAAATACTTCCTTACTGGGGCTAAAGCGGCTTTAAAAAGAAAGCCTTCAGGTACTACTAATGCCATTCGCCCTCCTTTTTTTGTTGCTTTAAAGCAATGTAGAACACATACTCCATCACCATCGTTTTTAGCTAACTTATTCTCATATAAGTGAGAATAAGAAGTTTTTTGAGAAAATGGCATGTTGGTTATAACCACATCATATTCAGATTCAATAGGGTTTTGAAGTGTGTCTATCTGGCAAATTCCACTATGCCCATCCCCATGCAGAATCATATTCATTTTTGCGAGTTTTGCATTTGAGGTAATTTCTCTTCCAAAAATAGTATTATGTTTAAGCTTGATTTCTTCACTACTATTGTTTGCAATTAAAGTGTTATCTTTTATATGATCAAATGCCTCTGTTAAAAAACCACCTGTCCCACAAAAAGGGTCATAGATCTTTTCACCATATTTAGGGTTGACTAAGTTAACAATGGTTTTAGTTATGTGACGTGGAGTAAAATATTCTCCTAAGTCATTATTAGTTGCTGTAGCTTGCTGTAAGAAATACTCAAAAGCATCTCCTTTAATATCGGTATCTATTGATGAGAGTTTTAACTTATCCAACTCTTTGATCATCTCTTTAACAGCAACAGGGTTGGTTAGCTGTAAATTTGTAAAAACAGAAGCACCATATTGTCTATCAATATCTTGTAGTATGTTATTAGTTGTATTAATTAGCAAATCATTATCGAGACTTTTGAGAGAATTCCAAATACCTGTATTAGCATTCTCTGTATACAATTTTAAAAAAAGAATGTTTGCAAATTCTGAAAGCCTTTCTATACCAGCTCTTAAACCTTCACCTCTTAGTGAGTTATTTAACTTCTTGAAAACATTAATTAACTCTTTGCGAGAGACTAAAATTTCTTTAGGTGTAATATAAATACCATTTGTTTCCTGCAATATGAACTCTTTAGCTTCATTTACTCTTATTAATTCATTAACCTCATTTTCATCAATAAATAATGGTTTTTGGGTATACAAATGCCGTGTTTCGCAGAAACCATTATTCATTGCAAATATCAAAGGTGCATCAAGCATTTCAGCATATTCGGTTGCCTGATCCAGTGCTTTTGTTAAGCTTTTTCCACCTGATTTCGTTTCAATTACACCGATTGGCCGCTTATTTTGTGAATCGAAAAGAACATAATCGGGTCTTTTTTTACTTTTCTTGAGAAACTCATTATTAACAATTCTTAAGATATCTGATTCAAAAAAGACATTTTTGTTTGGATCTTGAATGTCCAAGATCCAGCCCTTGTTAATCAAATTATTGTTAACAATAAAACGTGTATCTTGCTCAATATTAGACATATTGCATAATCCCAATATCTACTATAAAAACTATTGGCAATCTACACATTACACACTAAAACATCAATAAATATTGCTATCCAATAAGTGATATACCCCACATTTAAAAGACTGTGTCGGGTTCACAGTTTATTAATCTTTGGTTTTATTAATCTTTTGCCCAAGCTTTCCTTCTTTTACCAACTGCACGACCTGCTCATTAGTAAGCACAGGAATAAAGACTTTGTCGCCAATATCTTTAGAAAGAATCTTCACTTCTTCGGCTGTTAGCACCAAAGCTTCACCATGTTTCGCAGCATCATTGATGCGAGCAATAATCTGGTTGATTGGTCGTTTTGAATTGTCCATAAGTCTTCCTGTGATTAATGCGAATAAGGATGTTCTTGTCTATGCTGACTTGGCGGCACGATATCTGTAATAGCGGTAATACTTTCAACCTCGTCCATTTCAAAGAAAAATCGCTCACCACCATTCACAGAAAGCAAACTTAAAACCCCACCATTGATGCCGACAAATTCTTTAATTGTGCATCTTCCATCCTTCAAGCACACCTGAACAAACTCATTTGGCACAAGATCTGCATCAGGGTCGCATACAACATACCAGCCATTACGAATTGCTGGAAACATTGAGTCGCCAGTGCCTTTAATGCCATAGGCTCTTGGTCCTGCTGAGTGAGTTGGAACATACCCATCTCCAGCATTGCCTTCATAACCCATATCTGTGAAATAGCCATCCATGCCCATCTTGGAGTAAGCTTTTACAGGAACCCAACGCTTAGATGATGGGATAAACGGTTTTTCGATAATTGTTGAAAATAAAAGTGCTTCATCACTATCACTAATATTGTATTTCTTTTTAAATTTCTCGATATCAAGTTGCTTAAATTTATCCTTAGTGCTTGTTTGAATCTCTCCTGTTCCAGATGCTAGCCATGAAGGATTAACATTCAAAAATTTTGAAGCACGTAATAAATTTTCTCCTTCCATTGTTTTGGATTTACCAGATAGCCAATCACTCACAGAAGGAGGTTTTACTCCGACTGCACGAGCAAGTTCGACACCTTTGATCTTTTTAGGTGGCAATACTTCCATGGCATATCTAAGTCGTTCAGCAAGAGTGTTCATACAACTATCCTCACAATGTTAGGAAATCCTAACATAAATAAAATTAGGTATTCCTATTGATTTAATATAAGGAATGCCTAATAATTAAAGAAAAATTAGGAGCACGTTATGAATGACGCACAACTTATAGACAAGCTAGGTGGTGTCACAGCGGTAGCAAGACTTCTGGGGATTGCTCCGTCATCAGTTAGTGGATGGAAAGCTATTCCCCTTGATAGAAAAATCAGGTTAGCAGTTATTGCTGAAGATCTTGGTTTAACAACACGAAAAGAGCTTTTCCCTGATAACTATCAAGATATTTGGATTGAACTTCGTCCCCAGACGACAAAATGTAGAAACCTTGGATCATTAACCGCTTAGGACCTTACCTATGAGCAAAGTATCAAATGAATTGCCTGCAAGCGCTAGCAATAACGAGTCGCTCATATTGCAAGCACTTAACGCTAGCAATCAAAGACAAGTAGCAGAGATGATAAATGTCGATGCAAGCATCCTTTCACGGATGAAAACAGAAAAGAAATCAAATGGATGGACTGAGATTGAGTTTATTAGCTTTTTGTTGACAGCCATTGGTTTGAAGGTTGTGCAAGAAAGTGATGTGTATTGCTCACCTGAAATTGCAGAAGCAACGCGAGTTTATTTAGCACATGCATTCACTTCACCTGAATACATGCGGATTTTATTCAAATAAAAAACCACTACCTGCTGTAACAGGAGTGGTTAGGCATTCAAATGAGGTGAATCAAATGAACACAAATAATCTATCAAATCAACAGCAAATAATCCAGAGCTGGTTTGAGCCGGCTCTTTATACGCTGAATCAATTGCTTGAAAAGAGAAAGGAAAACCTTCGCCGTATTAATCGAGATGAAAGGAATGCGGCAGTTTTAAGAGATGAACTTGTTGAATCTTTAGCATATCAACACGGCATTTCTTTTTATTTTGCTGGAGAGGTAATTGCGAGTTTAAGGCGTGCTAACAAAATCCGTTTTTTGGGCCGTTTTATTCAGTTGAGAGATGAGGGGACTAATGAGTAATTTTGTGCCTAATGCCTTCCAAGTACCAAATGCATTTGTAGACGATGTTTTAAATAAAATCTCTGATGCTGCATGCAAAATTTACTTGGTTATTTGCCGTAAAACTCGTGGCTGGAATAAAGAGATGGATTCCATCTCTTTAAGTCAATTTGAGGAAATTACAGGGAAGAGTAGACCGACAGTTGTTAAGTGCCTTAATGAGCTAATTAAGGTCGGTTTAGTCGTGGAACAACCTAGCACAATTCATGGAAATACTTTCAAGTTAGGTAACGATACTAGTATTGGAATGGTCCTTAAATTCCCTAGTAAAAAATTTTTACTACCTAAAATTTATGGTCAAACTAGTAAAAATTCTTTACCACTGCTAGTTAAAAATTTTAACTACACTAGTAAAAATTTTTTACCGCTACTAGTAAAAATTTTTAACACACAAAGTATCACTATCAAAAACAACTCTCAAAGTAATAAAAAAATAAATAAAAAAAGTGAGGTTGTTTCTGAAAAACCTAAATCAGAAAAAACAAATGAATTTAATCCACGTTCAGTTGAACTACCTGCATGTGTAGATCCAGAGCTGTGGAACAATTTTGTTGATATGCGTATCAGCATCAAAAAACCACTTTCTGAAAACGCTGTGAAGTTAATTCTTAAAAAACTTATCTCGTTTGGTTCTTTGGCTAACCAGTCTCTTGAAAACTCAATTATTGGAAATTATCAGGGAATTTTTGAGCCTCGCCAAAATCAGATTCAGGAAAACACACATTCTCACAACGTTCCTGATGAACCGGGTTATTTCACTCAAATGTACGCTGAAAGCAATCGTTCAAACGTGATTGACGTTACACCAGTGTCGCAAGATTTTGGAGGCTTTTGATCATGTCTGAGCTAGCCAATATCAACAATGCTAAAACGTTAATTGCTACGTTACGCACTGTTTACGCTGCTCAGTTCAATAAGCAATTTCCAGCAACAGGCGAAAGTGCAATTCCTCTGTCAGTGGTTGAGCAAATCGCACTTAAAACACTGGTTGGCGTTCAACAAAACCAATTTAACAATGCACTTGCTCGATTACTTACAGCAGGTGGACGCTTTATGCCGTCATTTGCCGAGTTTCGCACCTGGTGTATCGGTGAAAGTTGGATGTCTCCAGAAGAAGCTTGGTCTCGCGCATGTAAGTTTACAACTGACCGTTCCGTGGTTATTACCCAAATCACTAAGTACGCCTTAGACGAGGTTATGTATTTGATCGAAGCCGGCCAAATGCGAGCAGCTCAAGATAATTTCTTCGGGACATACAACGTGATGGTGGCTAAAGCTCAGTTAAAAGGCCGTCAGCAAGAGTTTTACACTCCACCGCTACAACTAGAGCATAAAGAACCTGAACACACCCCAGTAAGCAATGACGAAGCGCAAAAGCATCTCAAATCTTTGATGGAAAGGTTAAGGATTAATGGCCGTAAACCTGCACCAGTACAAAAGCTTAAGGCTAAGGAAAAAGAGCCAGAACTCAAACAAGAGCTAGGTCCAGATCCTTTTGACAATCCGCACGAATACGCAGAGATGTGCCGTCGTGAAGGTATGCCAATTCCTAGAAATATTCTTAAGTTAATTGAAGGGGCGAATGTATGAATGCAGTTGAGTTTATGAAGGAACATGGAATCGAAAAGGCTCGATTTGTTATTGGATCTGCTGAAGTAGGTGGTGTTGTAACCCCAAAGATTTTAGACCTTAAAAAATTGGTTCAATCGTTGGAACTAATAGAGCAAATTGGTGGAGTTGAAGTTGCTAAAGGCAAAGTATTTATTGCTGATTTCAATGATTTCAAAATGATCAAATTTTTAATAGGTAATAAAGATTTTGTTGTTCATATAAAAAGAGTTCAGGAGGCTATAGCAGACCACGAAGCAGTTAATGGAAATGAGATAGATCCTTTAATCAAGTTAAAAGCTGGTTTAACAAAGTTAAGAGATAAATTTATAAACGATGCCCATGCATTAACGCTTTTGGGTGACCTAGATAAATCACGTGTTTATAACGGCATTGCTAATCAATTAGATCACTTATTAAAGGGCGGTGCTTAATGTCATCAATGAGCCTTGCTGAATATCGTGAATTATTTCCTATTCAGAAAAATAAAAAGCGCCGTTCAGCAAAGCAAGGTACAAGACAGCCGAGTGAAGGCGAGACGGTATTAGCAACACATTTAAAAGCATGCAAGATCAGTTTTGAACAGGAATATAAATTCCATCCTGAACGTAAATGGAGAGCAGATTTTTTAATAACGGGTACAAAGATTTTGATTGAGGTGGAAGGCGGGATCTGGAGTGGAGGCCGTCATACAAGGGGCAAAGGCTATTTAGGGGATATGGAGAAATACAACTCCGCAGCAATGATGGGTTTTACAGTTTTACGGTTCAGCACAGAGCAAGTGAAAGCAGGCGTGGCGATTAAACAAATTGAGCAATTGGTAGGTGAAAAATGAGTGCAGTTTTAAAAACACAACAAATGGATTGGTCTAAATATACTATTGACGGTTGGTTAGAGCAGTTTGGCGCATGGTGTGAAACAGTTAGAATGAAAGGGGGTGATTTGCCAGATGGGCTTCATATCAATCAAATTTACTGGTTGATGCGTGAAGCTGGCAAAGAAGTACAAAAAAGTAAATCTTATATTCGATGTGAGATCAGTGATTATGAGGCGGATCAAATTCAAGCACTTTTACGAAGTCTATTAAATTCTGATAAAACAGATTTTACAACTAAGTTTGCATTAATTTGTTTAATTAAAAATAAGGTTGAAAATAAAGGATTGTTGAAGGTTGCTCAAGAAACAAACCAATCTAAAGCTCAGGTCGCAATTATGGTGAGTTGCGCTAGATTTTATTTATTAGGTCATGATAAAAGATTAAGACAAAATGGAGGTTCAAATGAAAACATACACTGTAAAACTATATGAAGGCGTTAGTCGGGAGAAAGTTAATGAAACTTTGAAATACTACCCTGATTATTTTGGTAAAATATCAATAATTACAAATGTAATTAATAATAAATTGCAATTAACACTAAAAGCATTTGAAGGAATCGACGTTATAACTGCCAATGATCTAATGATTAAAATCGTTGAACGTTTAAAAGCTTCTCAATTAGTAGAAAAGCATAATTTAGACTTGTTGACTGTCTAGACGCTTTATGGCATATTTTTGATATAGTGGACAAAGTTATAAGCGTTGCACCAATTTGTTTTAAAAGCTCACTTAATCGTGGGCTTTTAATTAGGATTTGAAAAAACATGAAATTTATCGTATATTAAACTTACTATATGATGTCTATTTCCATTATAGTGTTTTTCAGTTGAAAAGCTTAGTCCGTACTTTCCCCAAGGTACGGATTTTTTTTATTTTTTGCTATATAGTCCAGGCTGGTAAAAATGAATATCTGTGTTGGTGGTGAATTAGATGGGCAAGTGATCGAAAAAGAAGGCAGATTACTTAAGGCTTCTGACATTGATCCATCATTCAAAACTGAGTACTACAAGCAAGTTTTTAACCGTGACAACATTAATTATCATTTTTGGCTACCAATAGGGTCCAACTTGCATGAAATGTCAAAGCGAGTTTTGGATATTTTGAGAGCATCAAAAAATTAAGCTTAAAGTATATTGTAAATACATCTTCTAACTTGTATGATATGTCACAAATACTGCGCTGAAAGTTTTTTGTTTTTTGACCCGTTTCTTTTTAGAAGCGGGTTTTTTAATTTTTCTTTATGTATTTAAATTAGATGAAAGTATATGTTGCTTTTATTAGGTAGCTTATTGTTTACTTCGCATTAAAATTATTCTTTCTAAGAAGTTAATAAAATGAAAAATTATTTAATAGGGTTAGTTATTACTTTGGGTATTAGTGGATGTGTATCTATACCGTCCATAGACTTTTCGCAGCAAAAAGTTGAAAGGTTTAATCCAGTTAAAAATTGGATTAGTGTTGATACCGCTCCAGTCAAGGATATGCCAAATGGCAAAGAAATCTTTAAATTGAAAGGGGGAAGTGAAGTTTATGTATTCTGGTACCAAGATGAATGGGCGTTATTAAATCCAAATATGGATAGACAACAATGGATTGATACTAAATATTTGTGCAGTTTTGCTGGTTGTTATACTCCACCAGTCACCTATAGATATTCAAAAGGGAGTTTTGATAACAGGCAGCCTGTTTACTCAACTCCTCAAAGAGAATCAAAAGGCTATAATAATACTAGAACTAGAAGTTCTGCTACTACACGGACTCCAAGAAGTTATAGTAAAACGACTAATAACTCTTGTTACTGCACATCTGGAACTTATTGTGTTGGGCCTAGAGGTGGACATTACTGCCTTAATAGCACAGGTTCAAAAAGATATCTTCCACGATAAACTGTATAAGCTTTAAGAAGCTCTGCTAAATATCGATTATTGGCGGGGCTATTTTATAGTTAAGTATTTCTGTAAGATCTGAGTGTTGCTTTAAACAACAATAAACCTTAATGATCAGCGCAAAAGTCATAAGGGGAAAGCCTACTTGAAAGAGTAGGCTTTTTTATGAGAAATCATTCAAGTTCAAGTTGATTGTCATCCTTAGTAACTTTTATTTTTAATTTTTTGTATTTGCGTTTGTTTGGATCTAAAGCGGAGTTTGATACTTCATCGGCAAATTTAGGATTCTGCATTAATTCGTAATAGGTTTTATACCCAATACGAATTCTAGTTGGTGGGCAGTCAGTTCTTTTTGAGTAATATTCAATCTGCGAATTTAATTCGTCTAAAAGTGTTTGGTGTTCCATTGTGTTATTGATTTTGGCAGTTAGGTAAACTAAGGATACTGTAATTTACAAAATCAAGCAGAAGTAATTGATACACATTGTGTTTATAGGTTGTAATGGTTAGTGCATTAATAAGATTAAATGTGACTTATTTAACAAAAAAAGTGTTGAGTGAAATTTAATCAAAATGTCACATGGCTGGTTTAAATTATATTTATAAAAATAAAAATGATAGAAGATTGCAACGGACAATAACTATGCAAGCATGATTCTCAAACGATTGAATTAAGCTGACTCTAACAAGTTGGCTTTTTTTTAGCTATCGATTTTTAAATGTGCTAGCCGGGAAATACGGCAAAGCCTCACTATTGATTAGTGGGGGCTTTTTCTTTTTGTGTTAAGCTGATCTCCATAATTTTATGGATTAGTACAATGTTTATTTGCGTTGATGGTGAACTCAATGGGCAAGTGATAGAAAAAAGGGGCGTTAAGAACAAAGATGTATATAAATATTATAAAACTCAGTAATTGCAGAATAAATTCAAATATTTACTTAAAATCAGGGTGACAGAATTTAAACAATCTTTACCTAGGCGAAGGATTTAGTAAATCAAATAAACATTATTTTAGACGGATAATTATAAAAAACGGAGTACAAATGTCGTGAATAAGAATGTAGAGCTAATAAATTACATTGATGTAGCTGAGACAGTTTACGAACGGGTATATGAAAATAATAAAATTTCAAATAATTTGATCGTTAATCTAAATCGCATTATGGCTGAGATAAAGAATCAAGCTGCAGAAAAAAGACTCAAATTGAAGTACAGCTCAATAGACTTTGAACATTGTTTAAGTTTGCCTTTAGCTGATCGCAAGATAAAAGTAGATTTAAGTCTTATACCTCATTTTGAAGATCGTGAAGAAAGTATTTTGTGGTTAACTAACTTTATTGGAAAAATTTGTGAGCCCAGAAAGATGCAAAGACAGAAAAAAAAACTTCATTAAGTACCTGTGAATTTTAGATGAACAGCCCTTAAAGCGGTTTTTTATTGCTAGTAGAATATTTAAGGTATCTTTTCTAATAGGCACATACTATTAAAGTGTTTTTTATTTATTTTTTAGATTGAAAAGATTGCTATTGGAGTAATTTAAATATAAAAATCTTTATTGATTGAGCGTAGTTGTTATACAGGATATTTATAAGGATTTTAAAATGACAATTATCACATTGCTTGATGTTGAGACGAAGAAGAAGGTGATAGTTCGGTCCGTAATAGACCCAATAGCAAGAATAGACAAAAAAGGGAATATACAAATTATTCAAATTCATAAATGGCTAGATGATGAATCTGGAGATTTTGTTGATGAAGACTTATATGAGGCACTCAACAATGGAGAAGTTGGAATATACTTAACTTTGCAGTATATGATCATTGATATTGAAAATTAATTATTTTTTATTTTTAGTCAGTGTGATTTCTTACTCTCTAGAGCCTAATGGTTACTACACATAAGACCTTATTAAGTATTACCTATTGATGGGCACATATTCTTTATAAGTCTTGATAAGTAAAAAAATTATGTAGGCTAAAAATAAAACCATTTAAAAAAAGAAATCTTTATCTATTTAAATATGAATATTTGATATTTTTAATTCAATCCCTATTGCTAGTGCTTAAATATTATGCCAATATGAAGTTGGAGATATTTCCGAATAGATATTTCCTATTTCAGGTCTAAGCGTTTTTTTTCGCTAAGCCCATTTCTGAATAAAAATAGGAAGTGGGCTTTTTTATTTTTGAATATTTCAGTATTATCAGTGTGTTGCTTTAAGTAACCCTAAACCTTATTGATCAGCGCAAATATCAAAAAAGGGGGAGCTTGCCTACTAGGCAAGCTTTTTAAATTGATAATTTAAACACAATAATCCATTTTAAAGCTCAATAGAAAAATCAAACTTCCCTAGCTTTTATTCGTACTAATTTATTGAATATAATCGTTTTTATAATTTTTAAAATTTCCTTAAACTAAAAATGGAAAATTTCTTGTTGCAACATTGTTATAATAGGACTACCTTAAGAAAAATACTTTATAAAAATGAGGAGCTGCCGAAATGCCACAGTATCTCATGTTTGCGGAAAATATTTATAACAAAATTAAAGATGAGGAATTGTTTTCACATGACTGTATTGAAAATATGAACTTACTTATGACATGTATACGCAGAGAAATTGAGGGAACAGAATTTAAATTAAAATATAATTTTATTGATTTTGTTGAATTGTTTAGTAAACAATTAGATGAATGTAAAGTAAAAATAGATGTGAGTTTGATTCCTCCTCATAATTCAGAAGGTGAGTATATTTTATGGTTAGCTGGATTTATCGAAAAAATTACAGAAGGTGGACCTAAACCACCTCCGCCTATAAAGAAATTTATTCCAGAGTATATGAGCTTGAAATATGAATTAGATTTTTTACCTTTAAATGAGGAAAAAATTCAAACCGAAGGTAAAGAAATTACGGATTACTTTAATTCAAAGCTTTATAAGGCAACTTTTAAGAAATAATAGTTAGTTGTCTCTATTTTTAGCCACCGCCTTAGGGCGGTTTTTTTATGGGTAAGAATAATGGATTCTACAGAATACTTTTGGCTTACTCGGAAAAAAGAACCTAAAACTAAACCTAAAAGCCGGCCACTGCCAAAGCCTACACAAAAATATCTCGAGGCTGAGGCAACACTTAAGGAAGAGCTTGAGGATTTGTCGATTGGATTTGAACAGAAGTTTCAGCCGATCCATACCAAACACTGGCGCTTTGACTTTCATATTGTGAAATTGCGTTTGCTCATTGAAATTGAGGGCGGTTCCTGGTCTGGTGGGCGTAGTGGAAAACTGTCAAATAAAGCATGGAGTCTTGATCGATATGATCATGCTGAAGAGATGGGTTACAAAATAGAGCGCTTTCATCCAGACTCTGTTTTGTCGGGATATGTCATTAACTGGATAAAAGACGAATTAGCGAGAATTGAAGATGGAGCAGATCAGACCATTTCCACCGACTGATTTTATTGATCAAGCAGATGAAGAAGAAGCAATAAGACTAACACCAGCACCAGATCTAAAAAAATGGGTTGTTGCTAATTACTTAACTATTGGTGGACCTCTTTATAATCCCGATCATGATCACATAGCTGAGCTGCTTCACGATAATGAAGAATTTTTAGCATTTGCTTGGGCCTCTTCTGCATATAAAAGCAAGCAAGCTATGGTGTTAGGTCAGTGCGAAAAAGTCATGTTCAATGTTGGTGGATGGCGTAAGGCCAGACAAGAGCAACAGATGCGAGACTGGTTCGGCTTTGTGCCAACTTACTTGATCACCGTTGATGCTACATTTTGCGACAAAGCAAATGATCGTGAGTTTTGTGCTTTGCTTGAACATGAGCTTTACCATATAGGCGTAGAGCGTGATGAAGACGGCGAGATGATCTTTAGTAGTTCAACAGGTTTACCTAAGCATTATTTAGCTGGGCACGATGTTGAAGAGTTTATTGGCGTAACCAAACGGTGGGGGGCTAGTCAAAGCGTTAAACGTATTGTTGAAGCTGCAAAGAATCCGCCGTTTGTTTCAAATCTTGATATTTCAAAATGCTGCGGAAACTGCGTAATCAACTGAGCCGAATGGCTCTTTTTTTTGCCTTCTTTGCTAGACGTAGCTAGACAAAGGTGGGGGTATGGCTGCACTTAAAGAACAGGTAAAAATATTTATTGTTCAAGCGCTTGCCTGCATGGATACCCCTCAACAGGTAGCTAATGCTGTCAAGCAAGAATTTAACATTGAGATTGATCGAAAACAGGTACAACTTTATGACCCGACAAAAGCGGCAGGAAAGAATTTAAGTAAGAAATATAAAGACCTTTTTCATAAAACCCGAGAGGACTTTAAAAAGAATGTTTATGACATCCCTTTAGCTAATAAAGCCTATCGGCTTAAAGAACTTCAGAAGATCTATGAAGACTGGAAGAACAACAGGCTTATGAAGCAAGGGGTTATTAAACAGGTTAGGGAAGAAATGCAGGGTTATGACCTCATGCTTTTAAATCTTGAGTTAAAGCAACTTGAGATTGAAAAGTTAAGAGAGGGTGAAGGTGATGAAGATCCAACACCAGTCAAGGTAACTATTCAAGTTGTAGATGCGAGTAAAAAAGATGCCGAACATCAATCCGACACTGAATGTACCTCAGGCTAATTTTTTGCAGATGGAAAAGAAGTTCCGCGCATTTGTCGCTGGCTTTGGATCGGGAAAGACTTGGGTTGGATGCTCCAGTTTATGCAACAAAGCTTGGGAATTCCCAAAAGTACCTTTGGGTTATTTTGCTCCAACTTACCCGCAGATTCGCGACATTTTCTTTCCAACTATTGAAGAGGTTGCTTTCGATTGGGGGCTTAAAACTAAGGTTTATGAAACCAATAAAGAGGTGGATATCTATTATGGTCGGCAATATCGAACTACAATCATTTGCCGGTCTATGGAGAAACCAGCAACCATTGTAGGTTTTAAAATTGGCCACGCCTTGATTGATGAGCTTGATGTTATGGCCAAGGTCAAAGCTCAACAGGCTTGGCGTAAGATCATCGCTCGTATGCGTTATAAGCAAGCTGGTTTGCTCAACGGTATTGATGTGGCCACAACACCAGAAGGTTTTAAGTTTACATACGAGCAATTTGTTAAAGAGGCAAATAAATCAGAGGCTAAGCGTAAGCTCTATGGAATGATTCAAGCTTCAACTTATGACAATGAAGCTAATCTTCCAGATGACTACATATCATCACTTTATGAGTCTTATCCGCCGCAATTAATTTCAGCTTATTTAAGAGGGCAGTTTGTCAATTTAACCAGTGGTGCTGTTTACCCCGACTTTGATCGAGTTCTAAACCACACGGATGAAGAAATTAAGAAAGGTGAGCCTTTACTCATTGGTATGGATTTTAACGTGCTTAAAATGGCTGCTGTGGTTTATGTCATTAGAGAAGGGAAGCCAAGAGCTTTAGATGAACTGGTTGGCGTGAGAGATACACCGACGATGTGTCAACTGATTAATGAGCGCTTTCCAGATCACGATATTACTGTGATTCCAGATGCTTCAGGTCAGGCAACATCATCAAAGAACTTCAGTGAATCTGATCATGCAATCTTAAAGAAAAATGGATTCAAAGTTGAAGTTAATGGTGTGAATCCCGGTATTAAAGATCGTATCACTGCAGTTAATGCACAAATTCTGAATGCTGAGGGTGAACGACACTTAAAAGTGAACACAAACAAGTGTCCTAACTTTACGGCTACTTTAGAACAGCAAGTCTATGATGATTTTGGAATGCCAGATAAAAGCGCTGGTTTGGACCACGTTGGGGACGCTGGTGGATATCCAATAGCTAAGAGATTCCCAGTCATCATTCAGAAAATATTTAAACGGCGCGCAATCGCTGGTTTTTCTCGTTAATCAATGCACCTTCTCAGGTGCTTTTTTATTGGTGTTTTTATGGCAGTTACTGATAAACATCCGCAGTATATTGCTGCACAAAAAAGCTGGGAGATTATGCGGGACGCCGTTGCTGGTGAAGAGCAGATCAAACAGGCACAAACAAAGTACCTAGCTAAATCGGCCGGAATGATTGAGGCTGAAAAGCAAGGTGATACGACTGGAGAGATTTATAAAGCCTATCTAAGTCGAGCTCAGTATCCATTATGGGTTCAGGATTCATTACGTACGATGATTGGTTTAGTTTCAAAGCTGGAACCTAATATCGTAATTGAAAGTTCTCTGTTAAAGGGTTTGATAGAGAATGCAACCAATGATGGTTTTGGGCTTAAACAACTCTTTATCCGTATTTGCCTAGAATTACTTGAATATGGTCGCTGTGGTTTGCTTGTCGATGTTGATGGGGCTGGTGTGCCATATTTCGCTCTATATGATGCGCTATCAATCATTAACTGGAAGGAAAACAGCATTGGTGGCCGTAAGGATCTAAAGCTGTTAGTGCTCGAGGAACAATTCGAAAATAGTGAAGATGAGTTTGGGCATGATACAAAGACGGTTCACCGTGTTTTATCTATGGTTGATGGTGCGCTAACTGTACGGTTATTTGATGGCTCTGTTGAAGAAGATAAAACGCCAGATCTCGGCGGTAATCAGCTATCTTTCACGCCGTTTGTTTTCTGTGGAACGACCGATAATTCTCCACAAGTTGGAACGGTACCATTGCTTACCATGGCCAAGGCAGCACTCAAGTATTACCAGCTAAGTGCGGATTATTACCAGTCACTTCACCATACAGCTCATCCGCAGCCTTGGATTAATGGACTTGAGGGTGATGAAGATATTAGCGTTACTGGTGTGATGGCTGTCTGGAGCCTTCCTAGTGAATCTCAGTGTGGTTATCTCGAAATTTCAGGTAGTGGCATTGAACTCACTAAAAAGGAAATGGATGCTCAAAAGAATTCGGCATTAGAAGCTGGAGCAAAGGTGATTGATACCAACTCACAAGAATCAGGTGAAGCACGACGTGCGCGTCAGGATGACCAACAAGCAAGCCTACATAGCATTGTCACTTGTGCTGCTGCAGCTATTGAACAAGCTATCAAATATGCAGCTCAGTGGTTAAAGCTGGATTCAACAAAATATGCATTTACGGTTGAACCTGAATTTATCGTTCAGCAATACGATATCAATCTGGCCAAACAACTTTATGAAGGTGCTATTGCCGGAAAGAACTCTTTCCAAACATATTGGGAGTATATTGCGACCGGTAAATTGCCTGCCCATGATTATCAGGATGAGCTGAAGCGAGTTGAAGGTGAACGGGACAGTATGCCGTTGTAGAGGTGACGCATGGCTTCAAAAGAAGATAAATCGCTGATTGAAATACTCACTCAACATCAGGCGTATTTATATAGGGTGTCTTCTCAATCTGTTAATGAGCTACTAAAAATCTTTAATGATGAGTCGGCATTAATGTTAGCAAGGCTTCGGGAATTGCTTGACGAGTTAAATAATTCTGAAAAGGGAGCTCTAGCAAGTGGGTTGTACACAACGTCAAATCTTAAGGAGATCCGAGATCTGATTTCTCAGTGGTTCCTTGGACTAAATACTTCCTTGCCTGAAGCTTTTGCCATTTCTGCCAAAGCGTTGGCAGTATATGAAGCTAATTACACGGCGAAGCTATATGGCGGCAAGATCAAAAAGCCAAATGGTGAAAAGTTATATACAGCAGCTAAAAAAGTACCCTTAGTAGGTGGAGCATTAGTTGATGATCTTCTTTCCAAGATTGCTGAGACTGCATGCCAAAAAGTTGAATATGCAATTCGGGATGGCATTAACTCAGGCAAAACTAATCAGGAAATAGTTCAGCGGATTCGTGGTACCAAACGCCTTAATTATGAAGATGGCTTATTAACCAGTTCCAAAGCTGATATTGACCGTACCGTACGAACTGTACGGAGCCATGTGGCGAATCAAGCATATTTAGACACTTTCAATAAAATCGGTTTTGAGTATGTACGTTTTGTCAGTGTCTTAGATGGTAGAACAACGAAATTATGTGCTTCTTTGGACGGATCTGTTTGGGAAGTGAATGACCCAGCAAAGCGGGTACCGCCGTTGCATCCAAATTGCCGCAGTATTCTGGTGCCCGTAGAGAAAGACGGGAAATTAGTTGGTGAACGGCCATTTGTCATGGACGAACGTCGAGTTAAAGACATTCCAAAAGATGAGCGAAGCCAATTAATAGGGCAGCTAGATGCCAACACTACATTTAAAGAGTTCTTCAAAAAGACAGATGACTTCTTCCAAAAAGAGTGGCTAGGGCCGAAGCGTTACAAGCTCTACAAGGAAGGGAAATTTGATTTTGATAAGTTCTTCGATCCTGAAGGCCGTTTATATAGCTTAGATGAGTTAAGAAAGTTGGATGAAAAAGCTTTTAAAAAGTTGGGTCTGTAATTTTTCTTATGTTATATTTTTTAAAACATCAGAATTTATACAATATGAAAACAATAGCTTTTGTATGTCTAACCCTAATTTCCATCACTTGTTTAGCTGAACCAAGTCAAAAATATCTTAAAGAATATGATCGATTGTCTGAAGCTTTGGAGTCAGCAATGGCAAATGCATATTCTTTTGATCCTACAACTGGTCAAGTAAAACAGGCTACTCAAGATTTAGAAGCTAAAAATAATTTATGTAGAGCTGCCCAGGCGAAACTAAACCTCACCACGTTTTTAAAAGACAATTTAGAGGAATCTAAAGAGCTTTATAAATCTATTGATGGTGCAGAGACTCTAGATAAAAATTATCTTAGTGGACAACAGCAGGAACAACAAACTCTCGTTTCAAATTTGAAAAAAGACCTTGTTGGAACTGGATTTAACTGTGAGTAATTATTGCCGATTACAGGTAATTCTAAACTCACTTAAGACACAATTTTCACCTATATAAGCGCCCAAATGGCGCTTTTGTCATTTATGGAGTTTGGCTTATGAGTGAATCAAAAGTTAGACATTTGGTACTTAAAAGAGTTTCAGATAAATCTTCTCATCTTGCTCTTTGTGACGAGGAAACAGGTATTCCATTAGCTGGATTAACCGCTGTAAAAATGAATTGTAGTGTTTTTGAGGGTCCAGCGACTATCACGGCAACATTTGATGTAGGTGGTCCTCAAGGAGTCCGCTTGGTTGGTGACGAACCTAGACAAAAGGTTTGGGGTGCAAAGGAAACGTAGCGAAAGGTTAAATAAATTATTAATAGGTTAGGATTATGAGTATTAGTCCAGAATTTATTTTTGTATCAATCTTCATTGTCAGTGGGCTTATGTACTGGCAAAGAAACAAGCATTTTAAAGATTACTTAAAGCGGAAACGCTAAATAACATTTCAACCATAGCACCTTCGGGTGCTTTTTTTGTGAGAAGAAAATGATCAAAGAAGTAACAGAGCAAGAGTTAACTGAAAAGTCTGTGGCACCCCGAGTAACTAAAGCGCAAATTGATTCATTGATGGAGCGTGTTACATATACGGTTGAGCAACGCCCCGGTGGCACGACATCTACTTTTATCCATGCATTTTTAGATGGAAAGTTTTTTCTAGCTACGGGTTTTAGTGCATGTGTGAATGCAGAAAACTTTGATGCTGAAATTGGGGAGCGCATGGCTCGTGGAAATGCAGAAAAGTCAGCCGAAAATAAACTTTGGGAGCTAGAAGGCTACCGTTTATTTGCAACAAATATTTAAGTTTTTAATCGAAATTAAGCGTCCTAAAGGGCGCTTTTTTATTGCCTTGAGATAAGGCTTTACCCCAATCAAACGAGAGGTTTGAACATGTCATTGCCATTTATTGTTGATTCACTTGATGCAATCAAAGAAGAACACCGAGCTTTATATGTCGAGGAAAACGGGAAGTTTCGCCTTGATTTAGAAGGCTATGAAGATCCAAAAGGTTTGAAATCTGCACTTCAAAGCGAGCGAGATGCTGCTAAGAACGCAAAGTTGGAACTTCAAAAATTTCAGAAACAATTTGAAGGGATTGATCCTGAAATTGTTAAAAAAGTCTTTGCTCAACTTGACCAAGATGAAGAGGCCAAATTAATCGCAGACGGCAAGGTTAACGAAGTGATTCAGAAGCGTACCGAGAAGATGCGCGAAGAACATGAAAAATTACTGAAAGCCGAAAAAGAACGTGCTGATAAAGCCGAAGCTTATGCTCAAAAGTTCAAGCAATCAGTGATTCAAAGCCAAATTGTGCAGGCTGCAATTGAACTTGAAGCATTGCCAGAAGCGACCCCTGACATCGCCTTTTTAGCTCAGTCAAAATTTGCATTAGATGAAAACGGCAAAGCTGTGGCAGTTGATGAAAACGGCGAAGTGGTGATTGGTAAAGACGGTCAGACGCCGATGACACCAAAAGAATGGGTTGAATCTCTACGCGAGCAAAAACCGTATTACTGGCCTAAGCCTAATGGCATGGGCGCACCAGGGAGCAACAATTCAAAAGGTCAGCCAGACATTCTCAAAGCAGATGGCTCGGTAAATATGACCAAATTGGCGCAATTACGAAATGAAAATCCGCAACTAGCTAAAGAGCTAGCGGCAAAACACGGTATTAAACTTTAAGGAGTAAAGCCTAATGGCTGAGACAAAAATTGCTGATGTAATCGTACCCGAGTTATTCACTCCGTACGTATTAAATAAAACTGCCGAAAAGTCTGCTTTATGGCAGTCAGGCATTGTTGGGGAGCTTGATGAAAAAGTTGCTTTTGGTACAGAAGGCGGTACCACAGTAAATATTCCTTTCTGGAATGATTTAAGCGGTGAGTCTGAAGTACTTTCAGATGGTAAAGCTCTTGGGGTTAATAACATCACTGCTGGTAAAGATATTGCGATTTTGCATGCCCGTGGTAAGGCATGGGGTGCAAATGATTTATCTAAAGCATTATCTGGTGATGACCCATTGGGTGCGATTGCTGATCTTGTAGCAGATTACTGGGCTCGTGAATTTCAGGGGTTTACCGTAAATACACTTAAAGGTGTATTTGAGTCTGCAAGCATGGCAGGTAATACCCATGATATTTCGGCTGGTACTGGAGCAGCAGCCGTAATTGATGGTCATTCATTTATCGATGCATCTTATAAACTGGGTGATGCTGTTGATAAATTAACAGCGATTTCAATGCACTCATTCACAATGGCAGCACTAGCCAAGCAAGGTTTAATTGAAACCGTGCGTGATGCTGATGGTGTGGTGCTTTACAAAACTTTTATGGATCGCCGTGTGATTGTAGATGACGGCATGCCAGTTGAAGGCGACGTATTTACTTCTTACTTGTTTGGTTATGGCGCGATTGGTTTCCAAGATATTGGTGCACCAGTAGGGGTTGAGACAGATCGCGATAGCCTTGCTGGTACTGACATTCTTATTAACCGCCGTCACTTTGTATTGCACCCTCGTGGCATTAAATGGGCAGGTGCGACAGGTATTGCACCTAATAATGCAGGTCTTGCTACAGCTGCAAACTGGGAACGTGTTTACGATCCTAAACAGATCCGTATTGTGGCATTTAAGCACAAGATCAAATAACAAAAAGGCGGGTAACACCGCCTTATCTTTTTGGAGATCCACATATGGGACTTTCATCATTTAACCGAGCACGGGAAAGACAACAAATGACAGAAACAAAAATTGCTGAGCTTGAAGAACAACTGGCGACTGTGAAGGGCGAATTTATTGCCTTTCAAAATGATACCGAAGCAATGAAAGCACGTATTGCTGAACTTGAATTGGGTGAAGGAAAACAAACGCCAGATGGCGAAAATCAGCAAGATCAAGGTAACCAAAACCCTGGTGATGACCAGGTGCAGTCTATTAATTATGCCGGACTTAAAGTTGATGAGCTTCGAGCTGTACTAACTGAAAAAGGCATTGCATTTGAACCAGGCGCTAAAAAAGATGAACTTTTAGCATTAATTCCGAAGGAATAATTCATGAGCTTTATCACTGAACAAGAAGCGATAGAACATGTTGAAGGCTTTGATGCTTTATCTGCTAGTGATAAGGCTCAATACCTTCAGATGTCAGAAGCTTATCTATTAGCACGTAACGTTAAGCCTTATGAAGACGTTACCCAAGTTCCTGAACCTCTAAAAACTGCCTCATATCAAATCATCAAGGGCATTATGAAAGGTGATCTATATCAAGGGCAGGAACAGGCACTAAAACGTAAGAAAGTCAAAGCTGATACGGTTGAAACTGAAAAGGAATATCAGGACGGATCAGTAAAACTTAGTGCGATTGAGCAATTCATTCTTGATTTGATTAAGCCTTACAGCAAACGAAAAGCTGTATTTTTTGTCAGGAAAATTTAAATGGGCTTACGTGACGAAATTCAGGCAGATATTACCGAAGCATTTAATGATGATTTAGCGGACGCCGTTCATACCTTTACATGTGAGCGGATCTCTAAAACGAATTGGGATCCTAAGACAGAAACTTATGTTGAAGTTAAAGAAAATTATTCTGGCCGTGGCGTTCTGTTTGGCTCATACAGTCAATATGAGATTGAGACGCTTGGAGTGCTGGCTACTGATAAAAAAGCAACTGTGCTGCAAAATGAAGTATCCATGACTCCAAAAATTGACGATGAATGGCTAACAGCTTTAGGCTCATTTCGAGTTATCCATATTCAACAAGATCCAGCCAGTACAATCTGGAAATGTCAGCTTCGAAAAGTGTAGGGGCTAAAATGGTTAATCCTGATTATGTTCCTGAATGGTATATCTCGCCTTTTCAACATGTGCAGTACACGCTTGCTCGAAATCAACTACACATGGATTTGTTATTTGAAGATATGGATAAGGCCGATCAATTTTTGGATATGGGAGCGGATGCGCAAGTTAGTACTTTTTCTGATGGTGCATATGCAATCGTCCAAATTGGTGATACGGCGGATAAAGACCGAATTCAAGTTTATGGATTGCTTTTACATGAAGCTGTTCATGTCTGGCAAAAGATTAAAAAGCTCATGGGTGAACGAGAACCGAGCTCTGAGTTTGAAGCTTATTCAATTCAGGCGATCGCTCAAGACCTTTTTAAAATGTATGAAGAAAGCGAGGTGAATGATGGGATGGAAGGGGAAAAAGCCAACTGAATTTAGTTTTGATGTGGCTAAAACAGCAGAGGAAAAGGTAAAGAAAATTACAATGGATGCTGTTCAGTCTTTAGTGGTTTCAAGTCCTGTTGATACTGGCGCTTATCGTGCTTCGCATATCGTTTCAATTGGATCTGGTGATTATGGTGTCCGTGGACCTGAAACAAATGCTATTCAGGATGCAGCTATTCAAGCTGTGAAGTTTAAGTTGGGCAATTTAGTTTATATCCAGAACAACCAGCCTTATGCAGAGCGCTTAGAAAATGGGTGGTCTGATCAAGCACCACAAGGAATTTACAACACCACCTTTACCTTTATTTCTCAGAAGTATGGCGGCTAAAATGGCAATGACTTTAGAGCAGACAAGGCAAGCTATTATCGATCGTATGCAAGCTTTTACCGGTATTACGCAAGACAGAATCCAGTATCCAAATTTACCAGGCTTTAATGTACCTAAAGATGGTGTTTGGTGCCGCTTAACGATTGCAGGTGGTCCCAGTTTTACTTCTGGCATTGCAGATAAGCCATGTACTCGCCGTACCGGTAATATCATGATTCAATGCTTTGCACGTCCCAATTCAGGAATAATTGAAATCACAAAATTGAGTGATGCATTACTTGCTCATTTTGAATATTTCACAATCGAACACTTAGAATGTTTGAATGGCCAATCTATTTATGCGGGTAAAGATGCTGACTTCATTCAATACAATGTATCAATAAGTTTTTTAGTTAACTAAAGCACATAACAAACCAATCTTTCACTACCACCTCATCGGTGGTTTTTTTATGTCTATAGGAATCACTTATGAGCAATTTTGTTTTTAAGCGTGGTGACACTTTCAACTTAAATCTTCAGCTAGTTGATATGGATGAAACTTTGCAATATCCACCCGATGATGTTCGCCGTGCAATTGATCTGACGGGTTATACCTTTACTTCACAGATTAAAGCTTTGGCTGATGGAGCAGCTGTGGCTACCTTGACTTGTGCTGCATTAAATCAAAGTACACAGAAGGGATGGCTGAATATTAAATCAGGTGCAAGTACAGCAGCTTGGCCTTTAGGTCTGTGCCAGATGGATATTAAGGCTGTCGTGAATGGAGTTACCCAGCATACAGATACTTTGATTTTCCAAGTGATTGATGGGGTAACAGCATAATGGCAAATCTTGTTTTTAAATTTAGTTGGGATCATCGGCCATTCCCTTATAACGCCTCACAAGGCAAGCGACAGTTCATGTTGCCATTTGCATCTGGCATCCCAAACTTAAACCCACAACTTTCACAGGTCCAAGGTGCTGGTACAGCAGCTGCAGCAAATCTTACTACTTCAGTTTCAGATGATACGATTGGAGAGTGCTTCGGGTTGGTGATTTTGGTTTAGGGAAACCATTAAGAAACACAGATGTTAATGGAAGTGATCTGAATAATATGACCACCGTGGGGTTCTATGGCAATGATACATTTGCCAGTGCAACTCTTGCTTTAAACTTTCCTGAAGCTGGTACTGTTGGGTCGTTGCTTGTATTGAACGTTGCTGGCTCTAATAGTTACCGTAATCAGGTGTATATTTCCGCATCAAGCAGCCGGATCTGGTTTCGCTCTACCTCAGATTTAACCAACTGGACGCCATGGAAGCGATTACTGGATGCCAGCTCAACAGAGTTTCAGCGAATCGTGAATAATGGTTTTGCTGCAAATAAAAACTTGGGGTCAACAGCATTATCCGGTTTTGATGCAGGTGGTTCATTTATTGGATTACAAGGCACTAGTGCAGGTGCGGCAGCTGCAGGTGATTATCCTACGGCACAGGCCCAGTATATTCTTGGGCTGAATGCGGGTAGTGCAAGCGAACATGCTGCTAATTTAAGTATTGCAACTTCAGCAACATATATAGGCTTTAGACGAAAATCATATCAGGGTACTTACACCCCATGGTACGCCTTGCGTGGAGAACACAATACAACCGTGGATGGTTCAGGTTTTATTAAAGCCGCTTCGCCAGTCGTTAAGCTTTTCCAAAGTCATATTGAGCTAAATAACGATGCAGCTAAGCAACCAATCACTTTCGATAAGTTGGGTACTGGTGATTACTTAGTGAAAGGCTCATTGGGTTTTGCTCAGGAAGGCTGGTACATTGAAGTACCTAAGGATGCCAACGGTAATACGGTAGTAGCAGTTGAATATTCAACCTTAGAAAATGGTGATCTTTCAATTAAAACTTATAAACGTAAGTTTGATGTGGAAAAGGCAGCCATTGTAGCTGATCTCGAAAATCCACTTGATATTCCAGAAGGCCGCTGGATTGATATTCGTCTGCATGAAGAACCTGAACCAGAGCCTGAAGAGCCGTTGAGTGAAACACCAGTGGATTTCCAGCCTACTAACTTATCTCAGGCAGTTGCTGCAGCCATGAATGGCGTGGAACCGCCAGAAATCTCAGACACAGACGAAACACTTTAATAACCCGCTTAAAAAGTGGGTTTTTTATTGCCTAAATTTTGGAGAACCATAAATGAGTTCAGGCGCAAAAATTCGATTATATGCTTGTGAAGAAGCAGTTTTAGGAACAACTCCAGCAAACCCGATCTGGTACACAGTTCGCCGTGTAAGTGATGGTTTATCTGAAAATGTTTCTACTGAAGAAAGCAGTGAAGTGGTTGATTCACGTTTTCGACAAGGTGGGGTAGTTACTGAAGCAGAAGTAGCAGGTCAGTTAGAGTTTGAATTATCACTTGGAACATTTGATCTATTCCTAAGTGCTTTAGCCTTCAATAATTGGGCGGGTAACGCTTTAAGTTTTGGTGGTACGGTACGTAAGTCATTAACGCTGGTTAAAGTTTTCGAAGATGTTGGCCAAGTCTTTATTTATCGTGGAGTACAGGTAAATACCGGTGAAATTACCATTCAAACAACCGGGAAGATCACTGGTAACTTTGGTTTAGTAGGTAGCTCGTTTACTCGTCAGCAAACGAACCCTGTAGTGAATCCGGTTGCAGCTTCGACTCGTCCGCTTGTCAGTATGCCAAACGTGGAAAACTTGCTTATTAATGGTCAATCAATTCAAGGTAAAGCGTGCATGCAATCGCTTACGCTTTCAATTAATAACAACCTTGAAGCAATCCGTTGTATCGGCTCAGGCAAATACACACCAGAGTTCTACATTGAAAAGATGATGGATATCGAAGCAAATGCTTCCTTCATGTTCTCGGCAACTGCGGCAGGGTGGATTGATGCCATTAAAACCCGAGATGTGTTTACTCTGACCTTTGATATTAAAGACAGCAAAGGCAGTAAATACTCGTTTAACTTCCCTCAATTAGAAGTGATGGAAGCCAATCACCCGGATGGTGGGGGTGATGACATCATTACTGTAGACATCAACTTTGCTCAAGTTCGTACAGCTCCAACGATTGTACGTGCTCTTGTGTAATCGGCTTAATCAGTAACAAAGCCTATGGAATCACATGGGCTTTTTAATTTCTAAAATTTCAGAGGTTGCTATGGCTTTAAAAGTCGGAATTATTAAAAGCTCAGATGTTGCTCAGTGGTGCACTTTTGTAACTGAAGGTGGACAGGCAGAGTTTAAAATCCGGGGAATTGGTTATAAGCCCTTTCAAGTTGCACTAGAGAAGGCAGGAAACCAAATCACATCCAAAGGCTATGATGTGATGGTAAAAGATGAAAACGCTAAGCTATATCATGAACTATTATTAGATGCATGTGCTGCTCATCTGATCGAAGATTGGAAGGGGATAGTTTTTTCAGAAGTTGTAGATGGTCAGCCAGTTGAATCGGAAAAACCATATACCCCTGAGAATGCCTCAAAACTTCTCAATCAAGGTGACATTGGTATTTCAATCTGGTTATTCATTAAAGAGCAGGCCCAGAAGATTCAGGAAGAAGCCGACAAGGACAAGGCTTTAATTCTGGGAAAGTCATCGAGCTCTACAAATACCAAAAAGCGTATGCGTCGAAAACGCCGCACGAAATCGAACAAATCAAATTCTTAGGTGGCCACATTCCGGATCCGCCAGAATATTCTTATGCGGCAGAGTCAATACTTTCGGCATTTAGCACTATTTGCAGATCCCGACGATATGAGCAGGGTATCCCTTTATCTTTAGATCAGCAGGCAATCAATGTCTATGCAGAGCATAATGATTTGCCAGTGGCTGCTCATATTTTTAATGACTGTATTTTTGCGTTGGATAATTTGTTTTTGGAGGAGTGCCATAAGAAGATATCAACCAAAAGCAAAGGTAAGTGACCAAATTGGGTATTGCCGGGCTGAAAAGCCCAATTTGGTCAAAACGTCAAACAATTAAGCAGTTGTTATTAAACGCGACTCAAAATAACGCAGTCGATGTTACAAGATACTTGATCTGGATTGACAGAAAATTACCTTTAAGGTATTGCGCGTGATTATCAAATGATGAATAATCACCTTACCGTCAATATTTGACGGTTCAGCATTCTTTTACTCTTTTGAGAACCTTGGTGTTTGCTTGTATGTGTTTAACATTAACTGAAGCTAAACAAAAACTTAGAGCATTTGCTAGAGATACTAGCAAAATCAAGTTAACTGCACATGCAAAAGAAAGAATGAAAGAACGCTGTATCTCTATGAAGCAAATTATTTGCTGTTTTGAGCATGGAGATATTACTGAGGGGCCGTACCCAAATACTCGTGGTGATTGCCAGCTAAATGTTTCTGTTCGCACTGCAGGCGAATACATAACAACAGCTGTTGCAATCAAGCAGAGCGAGAACGGTGAATTCTCAGTAGTAGTCACTACATTTAGAGAGTAGGCTAAATTATGTATCACTATGAAGAATGCGGTCTGAGCAATATTTGGCTGCGCAATGGATTTACAATTGAAAATGATGAAGACTATGGTGAACTCGTATCTATTGAATCTGTTCATGAGCTTCATAATGCCATTGGGTTGTTCTTAATTACGCAAAAGCCTGACTTGAATGGTGAGGAAATTCGTTTTTTACGTAAAGAACTAAACTTGTCACAGAAGAATCTTGCTGGGCTTTTAGGAGTCAGTGAGACTAGTATTAGACATTGGGAAGCTGATCGCGGTTTAATTGGTAAACCTACTGAGCTATTACTTCGTGCATTATATAAAGAGCATGTTCAAGGTGATGGCAAACTAAGAAGTATGATTGAGTCATTAAATCATCAGGAACGAACTTTAGTACCAAGTGAAATTAGTTTTTCATATGGAAATAACCATTCATGGCATCAAACCAATTGTGAAATAGCTTAGTTAGTTTTATTTGATAGAAACCACCTTCGGGTGGTTTTCCTTTATGTGACATTTAGTAACCAGTTTGTTAAAGTTAGTACACTTTATAACAAACGGTGAAATTCATGAAAAAGATAATTTTAGGGAGCATGTTAGTGGCTGTTTTTTCCACATCATTTTCACATGCTTTAGCTCCCAAAAATGGAGATGAGCCAACTTATTGTGAGCAGATTGTTTCGGTCCACGGCTTATTAACTAGAGCACAATTTGAATGTGGATATAGTGAATATAACAATGAGTTAATCTCAGATTCAGCCAAGTGTTTTCAGCATGAACTTGGTGAAGAATATGGGAAAAAAGTCCTTATGTTTGGCATGAAAGAATTTGACCGAAATGTAAAAAAAGACGGGAAGAATAAGATTTGTAATAGTTTATTAAAAGAATTTCCAGAGTATGTAAGGAAGTAACTGATGAAAAAGCTACTACCACTTGCATTTTTACTCACAGCATCATTTGTAACTCACTCAGCCGATACTAATGATAAACACTGTAGAGATGTGAATAAACTTGCTGAAAATGTCATGCTCTTTAGGCAAGAAGGGGTTTCTGTGGTTAGACAAATGGAGATGATAGAGAGTATCAAACCAAGCAGGGATTTCAAAAGGTTAATGGAGATGATGGTCGAGGAAGCCTATAAAGAACCAAAGTTTGGATCAGAAGAGTATAAGGCGGAAGCAATAACTGAATTTGCAAACAATTGGTACATTCAGTGCAAGCAAGCAAATCGAAATAAATAGAGCACTTTAAGGTGCTTTAATTGTTGAAACTAAGAAAAGTTTATAAGTAGGTTTTTATGAGAAAGATAGTTTTATTAGGTTTGGTTTTCTTGCCGTTTTTGGGGAACGCGAGCCCATTTCCAAAACAAGCTGAAGAAGAAAAAAGTGAAAAGTTTTGTCGAGGATGGATGGATATCGCTGAAAGCATTATGGCAGAAAAGCAGAAAGGCACCTCGTTATCGATAATGCTTAAATCTTCTGATAGTATGAAAAGTAAAGAGGATGAACGTCTGATAAGAACGATTATACGAGATGCTTACTCACAACCAAGTTATTCAACTCCATCAATAAAGAAAGAACAGCTTAATGAATTTGCTGCTAGGTATTATTTAAATTGTATTGATGTCGTGCAGAAATCCAGTAGTTAAAAAGCACCCTAGGGTGCTTTTTCATATAGTGGTAATTATATTGAACTTATTCTATTTTTTTTAAAGAATCCAATTCCTTTTCCAATTTTTCAATTCTTTCTAAAGCGTTAACAGCATCAATAAAACGCAGCACTTTTTCCATATTGATTGAACGTGGTAATTCAAAGCTTTGCTCAAGCCTGTATTGAGCTTCAGCATTAATTGATCGGCCACTCTCAGTTGCGGCTTGCTTAATCTTTTCTTTCAATTCCTCTGGAATGCGTAGATTAAATTGAATATCAGCCATTATATTACAACTAAATTGAAGGTTGTTAGCATTATGCTATCAAAAAATATTGACATCAATATTAGCATATTGCTAACATAGCAAAACGCTAACATTTGATGTGAGACTATAAAGGAGAAATTATGAATGTTGTACAAATGAATACGCGGATGCCTGAGGAGCTAAAAGAGTTTTTGTTAGAGCAGGCAAAGAAAGAAGGGCGCTCTCTGAATAACTACTTAGTGAGACATTTTGAAGAGCTTAAAAAGAAACTAACGCGAGAGAGTGCGAAAGCATGAAATCAATAGGCAACAAAAAAGCCCATGATCTTGGCGGACAGGGCTTAATTGATGTCGCAATCTACAGGAAAGACAACATGTCTAATTTAACACAAAACTTTTTAAATCCAAATAATAAGCCATTAGTTATTGGTGAATTTACTATTCGCCAAGATGAAGATGGGCGTTATTGCTTGAATGACCTTCACAAGGCTAGTGGAGACTTGGCTAAACATAAGCCTGCTAACTTTTTGCGTAATGAGCAAACGCAAGAATTAATCAAAGAAATCGACAGCTTCTCAAATATGAGAAGCTCAGAAAACGACCACCCCTCAAATATGAGGAGTGCTGTAAAAGTGGTCAATGGAGTTGGGACATTTGGAGTAAAAGAACTAGTTTATGCATATGCAATGTGGATTAGCCCTAAATTTCATTTAATGGTAATTCGTGCCTATGATTCACTTGTGATGGAATGGTTGCTTAATGGAAAACAAACTATCTCACCAGAACAAGCTGGCATTCTTTATAACATTGTTCATACAAGAGCAAAAGGTAATAAAAATTTGATTGTGCAAATGTGGAGTCGCTTAAAGAATCACTTTAAATACTCAGCAAGTTACCGAGAATTGAGAGCGATTCACTTTGAAGATGCTAAGCATTATTTAGAAGTTATGGATTTAAAGGCAAAACCAGAGGAAAAGAAACCTCAAGATCCTTTATTTGATAAAGATGCCTATGAGCTGGTTCGCAAACTTACTGAAGCAGTCATCATAGAAAATGATGAAATCGTTCCAGTTCTGCTTGCTGTAAAAATGCTTGATGTGAAGAAGTTCGCGTATTACTCACACTTAGTAGTGAAAGCGAATGAAGCAGCGCGAGATATTGCTAGATTGTTGGATTTCAGGAACCTACAAAATGAGCCGTTGATCGATGCAGACTGTTCGGTGATAGCCATGTCTAATGGACAAAGATTTCTAGCACGACCGAACTGGTTTAACTGCCCAGCTTAGTAATTATTTTTAAATTAAACAGAGCCCACTCATTTGAGTGGGTTTTTTAATGCCTAGAGGAAAGTAAAGATGGCACAAGAATCCCGTTTGGTCATTGTTATTGATTCGCAAAATGCTGAACGTAATGCGCGTAATCTAGGCAATGAACTTGTTAGCATTGAACGTAAAGGTGAGTTTGCATCTAAGTCTATGGACAGCTTATCTGTAGCTACTAGAGCTTTAGCAGGACACATGGCTGGCCTAGTAACGGTGGGTGCAGCTATATCTAAAATGGACACTTATACAGGCCTTCAGAACCGTCTAAAGCTCGTTACTAATAATCAGGCTGAATTGAATAAAGCGACTGAAGATACATTCCAGATCGCACAAAAAACCTATTCAGCATGGGATTCTGTTTTACAGGTCTACCAGCGTTTTAGTGATAATGCCAAAACTTTAAACCTCACAATGGATGACACAGCACGTTTAACTGAAACAGTTTCTAAAGCTGTAGCAATTAGTGGTGCAAGTGCAGAAGCTGCTGATGCAGCTTTAGTTCAGTTTGGGCAGGCTTTGGCAAGCGGAACGTTGCGTGGTGAAGAGCTTAATTCTGTAATGGAGCAAACCCCGGCATTAGCAAAGGCTATTGCTCAAGGTATGGGGATCACCGTAGGAGAGTTGCGTTCAGTTGCGGCTGAAGGAAAAATTACTTCACAAGAAATCGTTAAAGCGCTTAAAAATGTTCAAAATGATGTAGATGCATTATTTGCTAAAACTGATATTACAATCGGGCAGTCTCTCACACTCCTAAACAACGAGATCACAAAATTTGTTGGCGAAGCAAGTAAGGGAAGTGGTGCGGCACAGGTATTAGCTGGATCAGTTCAAACTCTTGCAAGTAATTTAGATTTAATTGCTGATGGGGCTTTAGTAGTTGGTATTGGATATATCACTCGTGCAATTTTGATGAAGAGCGCTGCTATTAAAGAGGGAATGGCTTCAACTTTAGCGAGCCGCCAAGCATCTGTATTAAATGCTCAAGCAGAATATGCAGAAGCTACCGCTGCTTTGAATGCAGCAAAAGCTCATCTCGCGAATGTGCGAGCAACAAATGCAGAAACCCAAGCTAAATTTGGCGCAACAGCGGCAGCAACTCGATACGCACAAGCACAGGCAGCAGTAACTGCTGCTACAAATGCACAAACAGCAGCTCAAATTAAGCTAAATACTGCAACTTCAATTGCAGGGAGACTAGCTAAAGGGGCGTTTGGATTAATTGGTGGGTGGGCTGGAGTTGCAACATTAGGAGTAATGGGATTAGCGGCAGCCTATTCTTATTTTAATAATAAGGCAGAGGAGGCAAAGCAAAAGCTTGCTGAACAAGCTAAAGTTGCTGAGAAAGCTGATGAGGAGTTAAAAAAATTAACTGGCAATGATAAGGCTAAAGCAGTTAATGATTTAACTACTGCTTTTAATGCACAAAATAAAGCATTAGAGAAATCATCGCGTGCTGTAGGGTCTGCATTAATTGATATCGAGAACTATGCACGAGGAAATAGGGAGGTTGAAAAAATTTCCCAAGAAGCGAGAACTGGAACTATCAGCTATACAGAAGCCATTGAACGTCTAAATAAAATTAAGTTGCCTACAGATCTATATGAAAATCTGAAAAAACAGGCTGCGCAGTATGATGACAATGCATCTAAAGCAAGTTTATCAGCTGAGAAACTTAAATTATTAAGAGTTGAGGTGAAACTTGGAGGTAATGAAGCACAAAATGCGGCAATTCAGCATCAAAAACAAGCGGATGCTTTAGGAAATACTGCTACTGAAGCAGAAAAGGCAACTAAGGCTTTGCAAGATTATCAAGCCAAGCAAAAAGATAGCGTTATTGATTCAATCTATAAATCAGGTTGGCTTGATAAAGGTTACACTGTTGCTCAAGCTAATGCCATTTTAGAACTGCAAAAAGCTAAAGGAATGAGTGCAATTTTGTCTAAAGATGAAATTGATAGCGCACTTAGAAATCTCAAGATCATCGAAGAACAACAGGAGCGAGAAGATAAATTAACTGAAGCTAAAAGAAAGCAAACCAAAGAGGCTGCCAAACAAGCTGTTCTACTTGCTGGAAATGATGAGCGAGTGAGAAATATGCTACGAGTGTATCTGGCATTTCGAAATGCAGGCTTAGGCGATAAACAAGCTCGTGTAATGACAGCTCAAGTTGGACGAGAGACTGATTTTAGAAATGAGGCAATGTTTGGTAGCCATAAGGATGAAAATAATGGTTATACAAATACTGGATTTTTATCATGGCAAAAAAGTCGCTCAACTAAATTAATGCAGTCTTTACAAGGGCAAGGAGTCTTGGATAAAAACGGTAAAATCCAGCAAACTCAAGATGCATTGGATGCAATGGCTAAACATGCTGTGCAAGAGGCGATGACCGATAAAAGTTATAGTAAATCTAAAGCAGCTCTTCTTAATGACGATTTAGACTATCGAAGTTTAGAGAGAATCGTTGCCAAAAATTTTGTTGGCTGGGACTATGACGGGAAAAAGCTTGGCAAAGCTAAAGCTTCACAGCATTTAGCCAAACAAGACTCTTACTATAATCAGCTTAGTAAAATTTTAGGGGATAACCCCGAAGCAGCCTCAAAAGCAATCGGCGATCTTTCAAAGTTTGAAGATGAAGCATATAAGGCACGTGCTAAAACTCTTGAGGAAGTTAAGCAGCTACAGGCAACATATGACTCAGAAACAGTTGCTAGAAGCAAAAAACGTGAGGAGGAAATCAACAAAGCAACCATTTTAGGTCAATCAAATTTAATCCCAAAAATTAATGAGCGTTATGATGCTGAAGATAAGTTATCTCAGAAGCAATTTGATTTTGAAGTAAATGGTTATAAGTGGACTGAAGAACAAAAGCTTGATTACACATATGAAACTAATTCTTTGCGATTAGTTGCTGAAGGCAAACTCTCTGAAGATCAAAGAAAGGTTGCTTTAGATGGCCTGAAATTGCAAAAGCAGCAAGAGTTAGGATTACTAAAACTTGCTCAAGAGCAACGTTTGTTTCAAGCTAAATTATTCTTGCTTTCAGAAACTGAGGCAATGCAAGAACGCTACCGATTGGAGCGAGAAGAAATTGCTAAAACAGTAAAAGATGAGGAGGAAAAACGTAAGCGACTGGCATTATCACGTGATCAAGAACGATTAGAAGCACTTGATCGTGCAGCAAAAGCTGGTCAAGCATGGGGTGGTATTCAAGCTGATATGAATGGCAGTGGTGAGTTCTATAGACTAGATCAAGAACGATCTAGCCGTTTAAATGCTGCAAATGATTTAGCAGATAGTCAATTTGCTGCTACCGACCTGAATGAGCAAAACTCTTTAGATGGTTTGAACGCTCAATTCGAAGCAGGGCTTATTAAGCAGCAGGATTATGAAAACCAGAAAACAGCAATCATTCAAGCTGCTCAGGACCAACGCAATCAGATTGCTGCCGAATATGCTCAGAATGCTCAGGATATTGAAGATAAGTATCAGCAAGATCGCTTGAACACTCAAATTGCATTTGGTGGCCAAATGATGGGTTCACTCACATCGATGTTTGGTTCAATGTTTGGAGAGCAATCTAAAGCATACAAGATCATGTTTGCTGCTGATAAAGCGTATGCGATTGCAGCTGCTGGTATTGCGATTCAGCAAAATATTGCAGCAGCTTCAAAAGCTGGTTTTCCTCTTAACTTACCGTTGATTGCTGGGGCAGTTGCTCAAGGGGCTAGCATTATTGCAAACATCCGGGCAATCAAAGATCAAGGCTTTGCTGAAGGTGGTTACACGGGTCGAGGTGGGAAATATGAAGTTGCTGGAGCTGTGCACAAAGGCGAGATTGTATGGTCCCAAGAAGACATTAAACGTTGGGGCGGTGTTGGTTTAGTTGAGAAAATGCGTAAGAGTGCAAACCCTGAAGCTTTTCTCAATAACAATGCCTCGGCAGATAGTGTCATGCGCCGTGCAATGATGAGCTCTAGTGCCTTTATTGAAAGCCAAAAGCAAGCTGACATCTTTAATCAACCGGTTCAAGATACTCAGATTATCTATAAGGGTAATAGAGACACACCTAAGTTAGCTTCTTCGGCAAATTCTGACTTATTCCATGATGGCAAGGTCTACTTCTCATCCAATGGTTTAGTTCAGGATCGTTCAAATCTGGATGATGTTCAGGACTTTACTTTAGGAGGTACTTCACGCCCTCAAGCTGAGATTATGCCTTCAATTGAGCCGGCTTCATCGACAATCAATTTCAAAATTGAAGTGATTAATCAGGTGAGTGGGGCGACAGTTGAAGCCGAACAACTGGACGAGCAAACAGTCCGGATCATTGTTAAAGATGAACTGGATAAGCAGCTTCCGAGAACGGTACCGAAGCTTGTAAGTGATCAAATCGCAAATCCAAACTCAACCATTAGTCGGTCTTTGACTGAGAATACGACAGCAAGACGGAATCGATAGTTTTAGATTCCCCCTTATAGAAGGAAGAGATGTTAATGGAATGTAACTAAAACATTTTAAAGATAACGGTATAAGGAGGAAAAATTAAAGTTGCACTTATAGAAGAGAGAAATGTTAATGGAGCGTAACAGATACCTTTTAAAGTAACAGGTATAAGGAGAGATAAATTTAACATTGTACTTATAGAGTGGAGTGGAAAGTTAATGGAAGGTAATAGCTAATTTTTAAAGAGGTGGGTATAAGGAGGATAATTTAACGCTACCCTTATAGAAGGGCAAGAGCTGTTGACACCTTAAACCTACATCTACTTCTAAAACCCATTGACAGCCAATATTATGAAATGACCACCTTCGGGTGGTTTTTTTATGTCTGTATGCGGAAAAACCGCATGAGGATAAACAGGTTGGAAATTTATAAAGTTCCAAAAAGCAAAAACCCCAGTGTTGGCGCACTGAGGTTTTCAATTCAACTCAACCGATCAAAGTTAAGAGGAGAAATCTCTATATGACAAATCATACATCAAAATCACATTTAAAGGTAGATGGAAAAATGAGCGAATCTGGTGCTGATTATGTAGGTAAGATCCAAAGTTATGCATTACTTATTATTGCAATCTCAGTTTTGATAAGTGCTTTAGGAGGCGTTGCATGGCTATTATTAAAATAAATCAATTTGAATATTAAGAACCGACCTAATTAAAGGTCGGTTTTTTATTGCCTGAAGGAAAGTTATGTACAAGTTAAAGCTAAATCCCCAGACCAGCGGCTATGGCGTAACACCAGGTGATGATGTGAAACGTCAGCAGATGGATGGCGGACGTGGTCGCTATTACATCGATGTAAAACGTAATAGCCACATTGTTGATGTGAACTGGAATTTAAGTAAAACCGATTTCAATAAAATGATGGCCTTCTGGCGGATCTATCAGAATAAGCCAGCTTCATTTTATGCGGATCTGGTGATTGATCAGGGAGCACGTCAGCAATACCTATGTAACTTCATTCCGAACTCGTTCAAGACCAATGAAGTGAATGGCAACCTTTACCGGGTAAATGCACAGCTCGAAGTTGTTCAAAACCAGCCTAACCTTACGGCCGATATAGCTTTGATTAAGGATTGGGAGGTCTAATGGATAACGAATATGCCAAATTCTTTTTCAATCGGAAAGTTGATGTCTATCAATTGGAGTGTATTGAGCTTTCTCATCCTTCTTTTATGAATACATACCGAATAGTCCGTAATGATGACCGAGGTGTTTATGTTCAACATAAGGAGGGATCCGGTCAGGTCTATTATGAATTTTTGCCAGCATCTATTCAAAGATCCGGAATGCTTGGTGATCTGGACCAGACATTAACCGTTTCTATCTCTGGTCTAGGTGATGTGATGCCTGATGAGTTTGAACGGGTAATCGAAGGGCAATATCCAGATGTAAAGCCAACCGTAAATTACCGGATTTACAGTTCAGACAATCTGAACTCTCCAATGTTTTATTTACTTGGACTGCAACTCTCCAGTGTTGCCATGAACCATAAGGCTGTGACATTCAAGGCTGAATCGCCGCGATTAAATACCACTAAAACCGGAGATATCTTTGCACTGGATCGCTTTAGTGGCTTGAAGGGGGCTATATGAAAAGTCACGATCATTTGCTCGATAGGCAATATGACGATGAACACTACAATTGTGTTCACTTTGTTCATGAAGCTGCAATGGACCTATACGGTATAGATCGGGCGGAAGCGCTTGAACTCTTTATGCAGCCTAAGGGCAAAATTACTTTTTTATCTTCACGGTTAAAACTTTTAAATCCGCTGCCCATGCCCAAGGAAGGCTGCATAGTCGCCTTCCATCCCAGACAAAGAAATAAGCCCCCGCATGTGGGGCTTTTTCGTGGGCAAAAGATTCTTCACCTCATGGAAAGCGGAGTCACTTATTTGCCTGAAGAGGTCGTGATGGGAATGGGGTTTAATCGGGTCAGTTATTATGATTAAAGTTATTTATAAAAAAGATGCTTTGTCTGAAGAAAAGACAATTGAACAGGCTCAAACCATTGGGCAATGGCTCACTTCAAAATATGAACATATGCCTGAACATGTGCGTATCTTTCATACTACAAGCAATATGGATCATGCCGAAATTTCATTTGCGAATGAAGTCACACCGAAGAATGCATATGACTTAAAGCAGCTTGATTTCTTACCGGGCACTTTTATCGTAGTTGAGAACCCTAAATGGGTCGCGGCTATTGTTTCGATTGTGATTAGTATTGCGATCGCATTTTTAATGCCGACGCCATCAATAGCACAAACGACTCAAAATACTAACCAGTCTTCTTCAGCAAACAATGAACTTTCTAACCGGGAAAACAAGATCCGGGTGAATGGTCGTATTGCTGATAACTATGGAGCTGGGTGGAATACTCCCGACCTAATCGCAGTACCTTACAAGGTATATGAAAACAACGTTGAAGTTGAGCATGTAGTGGGCTGTATTGGTCGTGGACACTATAAAATCAATGGAGCTTATGACGGTGAAACCAATATTGTCGATATTGCCGGTGCATCGGTAGAAGTCTATCGACCGGGTGTCGATATTGTCTCGGGTGAGCCATATTTCTCGCTTGGTACCGAAATTACAACTCCACCCTTAACGGTTCAGCATCAAACTTCTGTTAATGGCCAAGTTTTACGTCCTGCTGATACACAATCTTTAGAAGGTACCAATTATCTTCATTTTGCATATCCAAACGAGATCCTTCGGGCATCTGCAAACAATACGGATTTAACCACTAAGTTTGTAAGTAATGACCGCGTAGAAATCACCAATGCTTCATTCACGTTTAACGGCCAGACTTATGATTTAAACGGCACTTACAGTGTTCTATCGGTAGCTGATGATCGAATGACGTTATCAAATCCGGCGGCCGTTAATGCTAACTGGTTAAAGCTTAAAGAGTTAAATAACCAACAAACTGCAGCTTTGTCACCAAAGATCAGTTCAATAGGTGAAAAATGGATTGGTCCATTCATTCTGGATAATGTTGAACGTAGCCGGGTGCTGTGTAATTTTGTGGCCACCAATGGACTTTATACCGTTTCTTCAGGTGGGAATCAGGCCGCTGTTAACGTCACGATTGAAGTTGAAGTAACACCGGTAAATGAATCTGGTGCAGCGATTGGTAATCCGATGCTGAAGCAGATTATTTTGAAAGGTTCGGCAAAGTCACGTCAGACCGTTGGCGCAACACTTGATATGGTCACGTTTCAGGGGCGTTGTAGTGTCCGTGCACGCCGTTTAACTCCGACTCCGGCAGTTACAACAGTTGTTGATGAAGTAAAGTGGCAGGCGCTTTACGGTGCTTATCCTTTGCAAAGCACAATGTATGAACATGAAACGGTTTTTCGTGCGCGTACTTATGCAACCACTGGAGCTTTATCTGTTAAGTCCCGCAAGATCAATTTTGATCTCCAGCGAATGTTGCCGACTTATAAAAACGGGGCAATGACAACAGAGCTATATCCAACGTCTAGTTTTGCTGATGCTTTGGTATCTATGACACTCGATGACAAGATTGGCCGCCGTTCGATCGATGAGATTGATCTGGAAAACATCTATCGCACATATAACGATGTAGTTGATTATTTTGGTACGCCGCTAGCGGCTGAGTTCTGTACCACAATTGATGATACAAACCTGTCTTTTGAAGAGCTGGTTACCAATCTTTGTGATGCCGTATTTTGCACTGCATATCGTCAAAATAATAAGCTCAAGCTTTATTTTGAACGGCCAACCGATAACTCTGTAATGCTGTTTAACTTCAGGAATATCATTCCGGATAGTTACAAGCATGACCTGACCTTTGGCGTGATGGATGACTACGACGGACTGATCTATGAATACACGGATCCGACCGACGATAGCCGTATCAATATCTATTTACCAGATAAAGGAGCCAAAAACCCTAAAGAAGTGAAATCAGTTGGGGTGCGAAACAAGTGGCAAGCTCATTTCAATGCGTACCGGATCTGGAACAAGCTTCGGTTTCAACGTAAATCCATCACCTTTGATGCGGCGCCTGAGTCTGAATTGCTTGTGCTACGTGACCGTATTGCCGTAGCAGATTATCGCAATGGTATTCATCAAAGCGGGGAAGTGGTACAGCAAGAGGGTTTAATCCTCACCTTAAGCCATGATGTAGATTTCATTGCAGGCAAGAGCTATGTGATCTATCTGCAAATGGGGGATGGCACAGTGGACCTTATTCCTGTTACCGCTGGATCTGCCAAGAACAAGGTGGCTTTAGGCCGTTTACCGAACGGGGCCTTAAAGCTTAGTCCTGATGATTTTGTAAATACCATCTATACAGTAGTTAATGATGATACCAAAGGCTCACTGCCTTATCTGGTAGCGAAAAGAGAACCGGCTGACCAGTTCTCTAATACCATTACTGCAATTAATTACGATGAACGTTATTACCTCAATGACAAGGACTTTATTGAGGTGCCAGTAGATAATTCACCGATTTACATTCGATATGACCAGCTTGATATTAATCTGGCACGTTTGTATCAAATGCAAAGAGGTGATTTACCAACGACTGGCGAAATCAGTTTTGTAGTTGAAGCAGGTGCACTGGTTTCAAGTTCAAGTTCTTATCGACCGGAAACCAGATTTGTCTATAAATTCGACTATAACTCTAGTCCTGCAAAACGAGAATATATCGTTCCACCTGCATCAGAATTACCCGCTATTGATACTGGTGAGTTCCCACCTGATCTCGTGGTAAATTTGACTATTAAAGGTGCTGTTGTTGGACGTGGTGGTGATGGAGGATTGCCACATTTGGCATTTGGTGCATGGTCTACCGATCCGGATTACAACTTTACCAAAACCCGTCGTGATGGTTTTCAGGGAGCACCCGGTCTATTAAACCGGCACAGTAAACTAAACCTGATTATTGATGGTGGAACTCTGGCTCGAGGCGGCTCAGGTGGTGGAGCAACACCAAGCGGTATTTATACAGGATTATCGTATGGAGTTCAGGGTATTCCCGGTGGAGCTGGAGCACCTTTTGGTCGGGTTATGACCGGACAACCTATTACTAACGATTCACAAGACTGGCGTTGGTACTTAAATGGTGACTTTATGGTTGTCAAAGTAACCGATGCCGAAGCTTCGGTGCCCGGTAAAGGTTACCGAACCCAAAATGACCGTTATGGATCTCCATTATCGGGTGATGGCGGTGGATGGGGCAAACGTGGTACCAAGTCTACCAATGATGGAACATGGAATTGGCAATACCATGGAACGACGGAAGGCCAGCCGGGGCCGGGTGGACCTGCAATTGTTGGGGTGGCACCTCTAACAACTCAATTGATTAACGGAGGGAAAATCTTACAAACCCTTTAAACCTTAAAAGAACTATGAGCACCCAATTGGGGTGCTTTTTTATTGTCTAAAAATATCTGGAGAGATTTATGGAACCAGTTTCCACAAGCGGTTTAACAGCAATTTTAAAATTTTATGGTGCAGCAATTATGGTGACTTTAGCGGTCGCTTTAGTGGCAGCAGTTGTATTGATGACACGTATGCCTCGCTCACCACAAGAGTGGGCAGTTGGTTTGATCTGTACTGTTGTATCAAGCCTTGCTGGCGGCTCATTCATTATTGTGAAGTGGGGACTTCATGAATGGGTTACTGATGTATGGGGGATGATTGCTCTAGGTGGGTTCTTCTTTGTTTGTGGTTTACCCGGTTGGGCTTTAGTCCGTTGGATCTTTAATTTTATAGATAAACAGGAAGGTAAAACGATCGTTGAAGTAATCAAAGAGTTTAAGAAAGCCAGAAAAGACATTGAAAACAGCTAATGCCGCCTTCGGGAGGTTTTGTTTAGAAGTATCAAGTATAAGAGAGAAATTACCTGTTGACACTGCAAGCCGCTGACTACTACGAAAAACTATCGACAACCAATATTATGAAACGACCACCTTCGGGTGGTAATTCTTTTTTTACGGGTAGGAAAACGGGTATGAAGCGTGAGTCAACTAACAGAAACAATTTTTTAACAAAGTTAGCGGAAGCCCTTCCGCCTGATATTAAAAAACGGAAGGGGGTAAAGTTCGTCTATTAATTCTATAGGAAGTAAGAAATGTACTTTATTCCAAAAAAGCAAAAACCCCAGTGCGCCAACACTAGGGTTTTGGTTAACAGTTAAGGAGGGTTAACTATTAATGAATCAATCTGAGGAAAATGTTAGCACCAAACCCGGTATAAGTATAGAGGGTAAAATGAGTGAGAAAGACGCAGGTAGAGCTGCTGTAATCATGGCTTGGGGTAAAGCTATATCCCTAGTAATTGGTAGTGTTGCTGGAGCAATAACTGCTATTACGACTTTTTTTAAATATATATTTTAAAGCTATGAAACAAAACTTATGAAGCCGACTTATTTGAGATCGGCTTTTTATTGACTGTGCGCCTAAGGGCGCTTTTTTATTGTCTAAAGGAAACTTAAATGAACATCGAACAATACCTTGAAGAATTGATCAAACGTGAAGGCGGTTATGTAAATAACCCGGCAGATCGGGGCGGTGCAACCAAATACGGTATTACTGAAGCAGTTGCTCGAGCAAACGGATTTAAAGGAAACATGAAAGATTTGCCGCTTGATGTCGCCAAGTCTATTTATCGCAAAAACTATTGGACAGCTCCGCGTTTTGATCAGGTGAATACCGTTTCTTCAGCGGTAGCGGAGGAGTTATTAGACACAGGAGTAAATTGTGGTACTGGCTTTGCAAAACCTCTTTTACAGCGTGCACTAAACTTATTGAATAACCAGGGTAAAGCAGGTTGGCCAGATCTTACGGTCGACGGAATTTATGGACCTGCTACATTAAATGCTCTTAAAATTTATATGGCCAAACGTGGAAAAGATGGCGAGAAAGTATTAGTGCGAGTTCTTAATATCATGCAAGGCCAGCGCTACATTGAAATTTGTGAGCACAATCCAAGCCAAGAGCAGTTTTTCTATGGTTGGATCGCCAATCGAGTTGTTATATGAAAGTCTTTCATTGCAGACGATCAAAGATAGCTTTAACAATTACATTGCTGTGCATTCTATTTTCAGGATGCACAGCTCATACGATCAATAGCAATGTCAATGTCTCAATTTGCGCTAGAGCATTATAAAAAAAGCCCTGAATGATCAGGGCTATTTAATAAACTTCAATTCACATACTTCTACAAAGCTCGAGTAGTCTTATGTTTGTTATTGTATAGCTTGATAATCCTCTATCTTTCATCCTAGGGTTGTGCACATACTTGAATGTTCTATCCTTAAATTGTGTAATGAAATTTCTTCTGTTGTAGTTGAGAAGCTTTTCAATCTGTTAGAAGAATCCAAAAAGCATCAAATGAATAAAGAAACTACTTATTTAACTTGAATCATCATTTTCTGTTTACTAATAAATGAAAGTACTTGGATGTATAGGGATTGTTTTTTTTATGTTATGTTATAATATAACCCCTTCTTAAAAAAAAAGGGGGGGATT